TAATTATTGATTTTAAAACTTCTTCTGCCCATTCAACTCCTTGTATTCTTCCTACAAGTTGTTTATAGTTAGCATAATTGTCAGCTTGACCATTTGCTATATTTTTTCTTAATAAATTAAGCTCCTCGTCAAATTTACGAAGAGCTTCACTAGATGCTTCCATTATAATTCAGCACACATATAACAATTAATTTCTAATCCTACATGTATTTCTTTTATTATTGGTTTAGTCCACATATATTTTTTCCTTATATAAAAATACTGGGCAGTATAATTACCACCCAGTATAAATTAGTTATTACTGGTCTGCAAATGCAGGTGCAGTAGTTGAAGTTACATTTCCAAAGACTTGATAATTTGTACTATCAAGACCAATAAATGTTACATCAAAAGCAGCAGGTACATTTAATTGTAAACTACTATTAGAACTACCATTTGGATATACTGCAGCATTATCAGCATTAGTATCTAAATGTACAATATTACCTTTGTAAAAATTTGTATTACCAGGTGTTATAAATATTGCATCAGTTGCATCAGTAGCTAAACCACCATAAACAAATCTATAAGCTACACCTGCTTCTGGTGCAGGAAGTGTATAAGTATTATCTTGTCCACCATCTGGTACTAAATTAATTCTACCACCATGAGTTGTATTTACAATAGTAATGTCACCATCTGCTAATACTACAGGTGTAACAACTTCACCTTTATTACCAAAAGTAATATTTTCTGTTATTGCTCCTGTAGAAGAGTTTTTTGTGATTCCAATAAAACCATTTT